ATTGTGCCGTTGCTAAGGTCTGCGGAATGTCCACCGCCGGTTGAGCAGGGGCCTGTGCTGCGAGTTCCGCTTCGAGTTCGGCGCGTATTTTGGCCCGCAGGCTGTCAACGTCCGTTGCGCCGAGTTCCGTCATTGCCTTGTGGTTCTTGGCGATCTGATATGCCTTGTTCCACGGGTGCGGATCGGCGAGCGCCTGCTGGCGAAGCACAGGGTTCTCCTGCGCCAGCGACAGAAACGCTTCCTTCATGTCCTCGAAGTCGGGATTGGCCTGCCGGACCATCATTTCCGACATATCCAGCTTGGCGTTGAGTGTTGCCTGCTGAACAGCGGTCGAAACTACGTCCTGCCCGAATTGCTGCTGCCACCCCTCGGGGTTCTCGAACATATCGGGTGCCGGTGCCGGTGGAGTGGAAAGCTGCTGGAGCCTTTGTTCATATTCAGCGACCCGGCGCTCAAGCTCTTGGCGCTTGCGGCGTTCGTCCTGGATTGCTGAAACGGGGATACGGTCTTCTTCGGATGCAGGCGGCGCATCCTTTGTCTCGCCCTTGGGTGCGAACTTGCCGTCAGGCCCGCGCGGCTGTTCCTTCGGCGCTTCCGCCTCGGGTTCTGCTGCTACTTCCGGGGCTGCCTCGGCAACTTCCGGCTCGGTCTGCGGCTCGGGCTCGCGCCCGCTCAAGATATCGTCAATCCCTTCGCTCATATTGCTTTCCTCATTCGCCCTTTATCGACGGCGGCTCGAAGCGCCCGGTGACCCGGCGGCGGCTTTCAACGTCATCACGACGGTGAAACTTGTTGTCAGATCGTCCGCTGCTGCCTGATCGCGCCGAGGAGGGCGCTGAATCCCGCAGACTTGTCGGCGGCTGGATGCGAAATGCCGAAGCGGCGAGGCAGCTTAAGGCTGACTCCTATTGCCCGCTCGTCGTCATGCACGACCCGAATGTCGGTCGCGCCAAGCTCGGTCACGGCGTCAATGAACTCTTGCTCGGTCATTGACCCGCCCCCTGCTGAAATCCTGCCTTCATGGCGTCCATCTGCATCTGCGGGACGAGCAAGGCGGTCTTGGTCGCGGTTTCCTGCGCCTTGGCTTGCTTGAGCCCGGCGTCGGCTTCCTTGCCCGCGATCTCCGCTTCCATGCCGCGCTGCGCCATTTCCTGCTGCTGCTGGCCCATCTGGCCCTGCTGCTCCTTGGCTTCTTCCAAGAGGTCCAAAAGCTGCTGCTTGTCGCGCAGGCTTGAGGCGCGGATGATGATCTCGGGCGGAATCTGCATCATGCCCGACGAAGCGAGCTGGACCAGTTGCTCGAACTGCTCGGCGTGGAGCGTCGGCGTGTTCATCACCTCGTCGATCTGGATGTCCACATCGAGTTCGGCGAGGGTGTTGGCGGGCTGCTGCATCTCAGGCGATTGCTGAATCTGCATCATGTATTGCTGGGCGGTGGGCTGGTCGATCTTGCCGCTCTCGGCAGCCTCCTTGACCTTGAGCGCGGCGACCGTGGCCTGCGTGGTGTTGACGGCGAAGAACTTGACCGCCTTCTCGTCGTCCGTGACCCTGATCCAGCGCTCGCCGGTCCAGAACTGGCGGATGCGGTTCCAGCAGGCCCGGTAAACTCTCATGTTGAAGTCACGAAGCGCATCGAGCAGCGGGGCCATCTCGGTCATGCCCGCCTGCTGCATCGCGAGAATGGCTCTGCCGGATTGGCTCTCGCCGTCCTTGCCCTGCATATGGGCGTTCGGACCCGTGCGGCTCATCGCGTCTTTCGCATCCGCGAGCAGGTTGGCGTGGGCCATTGAAAGCTGCTGCGTGTCGAGGATTTCCAGCTCGTCCGCGTCGGCGACGATCACGCCATCGGGGCGGGCCAGCTCCTTGCGGATAGTAGCTTTGTCTTCCTCCATGCTGCGACCGATGCGCGCTTGGCGGGTGTTGCCGAGGTGGAGGAGCTTGGAGCGGCGCTTGTTGACCTCGTCCTGGAGCGAAAACATATCGCGCACGAGGCCGTAGCGGTTGTTCTCCCTATCGACGAAGGCCGAGGCGAGGATCAGCGCGCACTCGGGCTTGCCGTCCTCATCGAGGAACGGGCTCGGCTTGCACTCCTCAAGCTCGCCAGCGAGGGTAAAGACACCCCGATACCACTCGTCGCCCTCAAGCTCGTAGATGGTGACGATGCGAAGGCGCTTGCGCTTGCTGTCATACCACGGAGCCCAGCGGGGCTTGTCTTCATAGGTCGCTGTGGCAGTCGAGGTCGGACGCTCGATGGTTGCATCGATGATCTCGTCCTTGCCCTTGTATTTGGCCTTGGCCTGCGCCTCGTCCATCCAGGTCACGAAGCCGAGATAGGTGGCGTCGGAGAAGTCGGCCTGGCACGAATGCGGGTCGAAGAAGATGCGATCCCACGCCAGCGGGACAATCTTGGGGTCGATCCCGGCGCGGCCCTGCTCAACGACTACTTCAACGCCGCCATAGCCCTCGGTGAGCATATGGTTGAAGACCTGGCTGCGCTTGATGTCGAGTTTCTGGTCGTCCGCCACATAGCGCAGGGCGTCGGTGGCAAGCTGGGCGCTCTCGTCGTCGCCATAGGTGCGCGGGAGACAGTGCGGGTCAGTCCGGGTCTGCCGCTCAAGGCCGCACAGCCCGTCGATCTTGGGGCGGATGAGGTTGTGGATGACCGGAGGCTGGCGGCGGGCACGAAGTGCGTCCATTTCCTCGGCGGTCAGTTGGATGCCGTCGTAATAGTCGCGGGCGCGCTCGGACTCGGTGCGCGCGTCCTGGCTCGCTTCCTCGGCTGCCTCGAACATCTGAACAAGGCGGGTGAGTTCGGCCATGAATCAGTTTCCCCAAATAGAACGGCTGCGGTAACGGGAGCGGCCCTTGCGCTTGACCGCTATCCTGCGCCCGATGAGCCGGGCGATGTCGCTACCGACCTCTGTTGCCGCCAATGATGGCCAGGATCGCGGCGATAGCGCCGACCTGACCCGTGGCCGTGAATGTGTCCGTGCCGCCCTCATTGGCGGCCAATGTGCCCGTAATGCCCGATTGCAGGCCGCCAGAGGCCGCTAGAACGTCGAAACCCTCGTCCGTGGCACTCAGTGACCCCGAAACCGCCACGAGGCCGCCAATGGCCGCTGTGTCCGTTCCCGCGTCGGTTGCACTCAAGGTGCCAGCGACAGGCAAGGCGCCCGCCATCGTGGCCGTGTCTGTCCCTGCGTCCGTTGCGGCCAGTGTGCCAGCAATCGGGACAGCGCCCGATGCCGAGGCCGTGTCCGTTACCGTGCTTGTGGCAGCGAGCGAGCCCGTGACCCGAACCGTTCCTGCTACCGCTGCGGTATCAGCGCCACTATCGCTCGGCCCCATCGAGCCGGTGACAGTGACCGCTCCCGTTACCGCTGCGGTGTCTGTCCCGCTGTCCGTTGCCGCGAGTGTGCCGGTTGACGCGGGCGATTGCTCCCCGTCGAGCAGCAGGAGCAGCATCTAGACCAGCGTGAACACGCCGAAGAAGCTGAAGTTCTGCGCTACGCCGAGCGTGATCTGGCGAAGCTTGAACCCCTGGCCCTCTTGCAGCGAATACCTCTGTCCTACGGTCGTCTCGGGCAGCACGTTGAACCACTGGGCCAACTGCGAGCCAGCCTGCGTTTCCTCTTGCGAGATGTATTGCGAGAACAGCGCCTCGGAAGCCGTTGCGCCTGCGGTTGGTGCCGCCCTCATCGTGATCTGCGCCGGGATGGCCGCGTTGCCGGTGTCCATCGGGCTGATGTTGGGGAACGTCGCCGACTTGTAGGGAACGACCGAGCCGCCCGTTCCAACCGCCGATGTGCGGATGAAATCGAAGTCGGGGCTGATCGTGCCAGTGACGGCGGCAATCAGTGAGGGCGCGATCCACAGGCCGCGTATCTCAAGGACTTTGCCCGAGCCCGCAGCGTTGAAGATGTCGAAGTGGTCCTTGTTGGCAGCCCCGGCCTGGGCCTTGATGTAAAACGAGTAGCTGGGCAGCGTCTGGGCGATGTGCCCGCTGTCGTCCGCCAGCATGACGACCTGATATTCCTTGCCGCCAATCGTGTGCGTCGCAATGACCGAGGCGTCAGAGGATGTCGCCGACGAGCCGGGCAGGGTCATGCGTGGGTGATCGTGGCCGAGGACAGGGTTACATTCTGCCCGTTGGCGATTGAGGTGTTGTCGAGGTTGATGTCGGAGCCCGAGGTTCCAACCGTCAGCCCGGTGATGCGAGCCGTTCCGCCACTGTCCTTGATCCGGGCAGCCGCAGCCGTTCCGCCAGCAGATGCGGCGACCGTTCCCGCGTCGAATACCAGCGTCCATACCGAACCGGCGATTGACCCGCCCGAAGCGGACAGGCCGAACGTGGCCAGCACCGAGGCCATGCCCGTCGTGCCGATCTCAAGCGTTCCGTTGGCGACCGTGTCCCGCGTTGCGGTGATGCGCGCGGTCTTCATGGTCGCGTCGTAAGTGACTGCCATTAAACGACCTTCCAATTTGTGTCATCAGCTACGCGTTCACTATAGCGCTCGCGGCGCTTCTGGGTCGCCCCGTGCAGAACCACTGCCGGATGCGCCTGGTCGATGACCCGCCCGATCAGGCTTGCCGTATCGACATCATCATCATTCTTGCCTGCCGGGAACGACAGGAACTCGCTAAGGTCAGCGTCCTTCTCGAAATACACTCGGCCAGTCGCGGCCATCGCCTGAAAGCTTCTTGCCCGCGTCGGCTTGTCGCTAACGCTGGGCAGCCATTCCAACCGGCAGAACACCTTGCGTTCTCGCATCCGGCGCTTGAGCATCGGCTCGACCGCCTTCTGGATAACCCCGCCCTCACCGAACCATGCGAGCGGCCTGTGCTTCTGGATCAGGTCAAGCTTGCGCTCGATCCACACGTCCGATGTGGTCTGACCGCGCCAACCGTCCACTCGATAGACAGCACCGGCTGCATCAATCCCCCACACACGATGAACGGTGTAATCCCCGCCGCCATCCGTGACGGCGTAATCGCTTGTCCCATAATAGCGGAGAGCTGGCAGCTCATCCCATTCCTTGAACCATTCCCGAAGGAAGAACGTGCCGTCATCAGGCTGCGGCCTTTGCTGATACAGCGCCGAAAAGTCTCGCGGGCCGATGGCATCCCTGATCCGCTCTAAAACCTCGATGGGATACCACTCGGGCCAGAGCGCGGTGCCGTCCTTGTCAATTGCCGGAAGGTCGAGGACAACCCATTGCCCGCCCTCCTCGATGCGTCCCTCGCTCTCAAGTATCATCCCCGCAAGGTCTGCTTCGTTCCAGCGCGTTTGCGTCAGCACAATGGCTGAGTGCGGCATCAGGCGCGTATAGAGATCGCCGCGATACCAATCCCAGGCCGTTTGCCTGACCGCCTCGCTGTCCGCCTCCTTGCGACCCTTAACCGGGTCATCAATCGAAACCAGATGCCCGCCAGAACCCGTAACCGAACCATCAACGCCCGTCGCCATATAGACGCCGTTCTGATTGGTGTGAAACAGGTCCTTGGCTTCACTATCCGCCGATAGACTGACGCCCGGAAAGACGCCCTGATACTCTGGGCTGGCAATCAGGTTGCGAACTTGGCGTCCGAACTTTGCGGCCAGCTTGTGGGCGTAACTTGCAGTGATGATCTGATTGCGTGGGTTGCGGCCAAGATACCACGCCGGAAAGCGAACAGATGCCAGCTCCGATTTTCCGTGACGAGGCGGCATGAAGATCATCAGCCGGTCAATCTCACCGCGCTCGACGGCCTCAAGCTTGGCCGCGATTAGGCGGTGGTGATTGGCAATCTGATAGTGCGGGTTGGTGAGGCTAGTGAATGATAGAAGGCTTTCCCGCGCCTGCCGCCGCTTCAGCTCCTTCGCCAGCGCCTCCAGTTCCGCCAATGAGTGGCGCAAGGCTGTCGGCGAGGGTGCGGATGCGCTCTCGCAGTTCGTCATCCGACATCTCGATCTCGTTGTTGAGGTTCAGCGTCATTTCCTTGGGGACGAGGCTGGCAACCATCTTCACGAAGTCGCCGGGGTTCTTCTCCCGCATATCGCTCACGGCAACCGCGCCGTGCGTTTCCCACTCGGTCAGGACATCGGCAAGAAAGGACTCGGCGAGCTTGTTGCGCGATCCTTTTGGGCGTCCAGCGGGGTTAGGCGACTGGCCCGGCTGCCATTTGTAGGGCTCAAGGTGTTTTGCCGGTGTATTATCAGCCATGTCTTAGCCCTCTTGGCCAGACTGTGATGTATCCATCATCCTCGATGCCCAGTCGTTGGCTAGTGCGACAGCGAAACGTCCAACGGCTATCGGACTTGTTGACCGGAGCAGTTCTAGCTTGCGCGTCATTGGTCACTAGACCGCAGCAGCGAGCAGGATGCCGACGAGGCAGCCGATCATGGCGACCGTGATGTTGTGGCGGGTCAGGTGTTCAAGCATTGCTCGATCCTTATGCGTTGTAGGTGGTGATGTGCGCGTAGCCGGTGCCGTCAGCGGCCCAGATGCCCCTGATCTCACCCGCATAGTCGTAGATGCGGGCAGTCTCGTTCTGGGCGAGGCTGAAGCTGTAGCTGTCCACCGCAGCAGCGGCGCTGTCGAGGATGACGTGGAGCCGGTTGGCGTCGCTGTTCTCGATGATGACGTGGTTACGCTCATTGCCAGCGGCCAGAAGCACAGTGCTTGCCGCCGAGCTTGCTACTCGTGCTACGGTCATGTCTTACCTCGTTCTTAAACGGGATTGGGTGTAGCCGTCGCTGTTCGGGCGAGGGCTGTTCTTGTCCTTGACGACAATGTCGAAGCGGCACTTGTCGAACTGGCCCATGCTGAACTGGGCGGACTTGGGGCTGCCACTCAGGTCAACCAGCGTGTCGAACCGGCAGTAGTCGAATGTGCCGGTGTCGAACTCCGCTGAGGTGTCGGTCACGGGCTTGTGAAGTCTCTAATGATGCAGCAAACAATGGTGCCGTTTGACCGGACGTAGTAGGAGATGGCGTCCACATCACCCGCGCCGGTCGAGAGCGCCCCGCTGCCTCCTGGGAACTTCCAGTTGGAGCCATAGGTCAGCGCCCTGCTGCCCGTCCCGTCCTGGGTCACGAAGATGGTTCCAGCCTGTCCCGATACCGCGTTGGTCGGGTTGGCCAGTGTGCGGCTTCCGCCGAGCGTGACACTGAAGTTATAGCCCGTCGAGAAGTCCGGCGTGATGGTCGCCCCATCGGTCAGCGCGACTTCGGCAAAGCTCGCCTCGTCCAATTCCCCATCGCCGTCCAGCTTGAGGAAGTTGTTAGCCGTGCCGGTAAGGTTGTGGTCCGCGTTCCAGATGGTCGCCCGGATCACTCCACCAGCAGCCGCCGTGTTTGCGTGATTGATTGCCGCCACTACAGTCTCCGATTAAAGGTCGCCCATGCTTTCACGACTTCGCTACGGCTTGGCGCTGACCGGGCTGGCCCAGTTGCCCGAACATGATGTAACCTCTGCGGTTCAGGACCGCAGCCGTATTGCCGTCCCTCAGGGCTCGACCGTGTTTCTTGGCGATAGCCTTGCCTATTACGCCCCCTGGAACGGGGTGAACCTCGGCATCGGCGGCATCCGCAGCGATCAGCTTTTGGACGCCCTTGATTTGCTTCCCAATATCCGCCGCGCTGGCGAGGTCATGTTGGCCGTGGGGACAAACGACCTGCTCCAGCTTCGCGGCTCAGGGCTCGGCGAACGGGTCGCGGCGATCCTTGACCGAATCCCGCCAGCCAGGATCATCGGCATCGCCGGGCGAATAAGGGGCGCAGACCGGGCCAACGCGGAATTGCGAACCCTGGGCTGCCCGTTCTACCTCACCCGGCTAACCGAGCCAGATGGCATACATATTTCGCCCGAAGGCTATGCCGAGCTGTCTAGAGCCCTTGAGCTGTAATGTAGGCGTCAATGATGTTCTTGACGGCGATGTGTCCGTCGTCGTTCCAGTGGACCCCGTCGCCGCTGTCATAGGCCGCGTCGAGCGCATTGTTGGCGGGGTTCTTAAGCGTCGAGTAAATGTCGATATACCGCTTGCCCAGACCGGCAAGCCAGGTGTTGAACGTCACCACGTCCGCGTTGTTGATCGGCGGGGATGATATGATGATCGGCGTGATGTCCGCCGCCTCAAGCGCGGCGAGAATATCGGCGTAGTCAGCCTGTATGTCCACCAGCGAACGAGCGGTGATGAAATCGTTGGTCCCCAGGCACACAAATGCCCAACGCGGCATCATTGCCACCGCGCTGTGAACAATCCCGGTCCAGTTTTCCGTCGTCGAACCGGACGCGGCCTCGATCAGCACCTCGTCCGGGTATAGGGCCTTGAGGAGCCATGCGTATCCAGTCCCCGGCCACAGTGTCAGGCTGTCGCCAAGAAAGGCGAAGCGGGCGTTCGGATAGGCCGCCGTCAGTTTCATCTTGGTGCAGGTCAGCACGCCCTGCTGAGGCCGAAGCACCCCGGCCAGGAAGCTCGTCGGGGCCGTCAGGCTCCCCACGCCGTAGGGCTCCGTAAGCTCGATGTCCGCGCCGCCGTTGACGTTGACGGTATGGACGACCTGGTTGTTCTCGCGGTCGTGACGGTAGCGCACCCGGATCGTCGCCGGGATCGGGTCCTGGGTATAGGTGTGTTCGAGGATCGCGTTTCCGGCAATCGAACTCATCAATGCGGCAGCGGCTGAGTATCCCACCGAAGCGATCCGCATCCCATACATCACGTCGAGTGAGGCAGGGATGTAATCGCGGGCCGCTGCAAAGATTCCGGTTGTGCCCGCCGCTGGGAAGCTGGTGACGGTGAACGTCGCGTCCATCGTCCAGTCGGTGAAGCAGAAATAGAGCGGGTTGACGCCATCCGGGGCCGGAATGGTCATCGGGACATCAATCGCGCCCGCTGAATTGAGAGCGACCTGGCTATCCGTGACGGTCACGGCAGCGTTCGGCGTGTAAAGCAGCTCGCTGAAGGTGTTCCCGGCTTCCGTATCGAACAGCGCGCCCGTTGAGATGCGCCGAGATTCGGCAAGGCCAATCCCAAATCGCATTAGCGGCCCTGCTCGCCCATGAGGTAGTCAGTGACATCGGCTCGGCCCGCATTGGCGGCGGTGATGATCCCGCCGTGGAAGTGGCCGTTGAAGTTGAAGCCCGCGCCATACTGGAACAGCTTGGCGGTCGTGAAATTGGCAAGCGCTGCGTTGTAAATCCCGAGAACCTTGTCCGCGCCGTCGCCGATGGCGTCATAAAGACCGTCGCGGGTCGTCGGGCTGATCGCTACGCCGTCCACATAATCAGCGGGCGTCCCGCTGTTGTCATGCGTGGCCGAGGCGTTGCCGCTCTGTGCCAGGCCGAGGAAGTCGGTATCCGCCTCAAGGCGGTAAAGGCTGACCCACTGTGTGAAGCCGACATTGCGGATGCCGAGGAAGATGTCGGACAGGGCGGGCCATGTTTGACCCCCCGCCGTCTGATAGCGCGTTCCGGTCAGCGCCTCGATGTAATAGACCGAGCCCGCTTGGCGAAGGGTGCCGCGATGGGCGTTGGTCGGAGCTGCCAAGTGCCGACCATCGGCGGACTTGTCCGCGATGTAGCCGACCGGGCCATCAACGGCTGCTGGTGTGGTCCCGGCAAGGTCGGAATAAAGCGTCGAGAGATCGGACACATCCCACCAGGCGTCGAGGCTTGCGCCGAGCGATGCCGGATCAAATGCCGCAGGCGCAGCCCCAGTGGAGCCGGTCAGAGACAGGCCGAGCGACAAGCCTTTCATGTCACTCTCCCGAGAATGCAGCGTCGATAGCGAGACAGAGGCGGTCGTAACCGTGGATGAGCAGGCAAGCGCCGAGTAACCCGGAGATCGCCGCCACCGTGCTGGCGTAGATCACGACGGGCTTAATCGTCATCGAACTCGCCCTCCACCAGGCGTTGGATCAGGCTGGTCTTGGCAATCTCGAAGATGCCGACCGCCTCGTTGATCGACGGCACATCGCCCCAAAACAGGGTTTCGTGCCCGTGGCCCGTCTCGATTATCACGGTCGCGCGGATCACTTCGCCGAAGCGCCCCTCGTCGACGAAGTCCGCGTATTTGCGTGCGGCATTCGCCGTGTCGCGTAGGTTGACACCGGAGAACGCGACAACATTGTCCGGGCTATCGGACACCAGTCGGAGCGTCACTTGCGCCTCGGCTCGTCAGGGGCCTTGCCCATCTTGTCGAAGTCCAGACCGAGCCGGTCCCGCAG